CAATCTTCCAAAATACCCGGATCCCATAAAGGAATCACTTTATTTGGAAGTCGGTTATAAACCGATAGTGGTGTTTACCACCATTATGAGAATTATTATAATTTTCTCTTTGTAAAAGCATTTCTTTCAACCGTTGATAGTTTATTGTTATTATCTTCGAAATCAGAAAGAACTCCTAAATTATTTATTAATTGGATAAATTCTTTATATTGTCGATATAATGACATACCGAATGCTATACGCTTGTGCTTATTATTAGCATGGAACATTTTCTCTTTAAGAGGAAGTACTCCTATGTTTCATAATATAGACCAAGCAATAGATCCATCGGTTCTTTCAAAGACTAACGCATCATTATTAAGTTTATCAATTATGTCTTCAAGACTAATTGTAACGCTTGTAATGGGTATTAGACGTTGAAGAGGTGTCTTTGCACCAACTTTATAATATATATCCATCCAATAAAGCATATGAGAAAGAGCTGAAAAGCCAAACTCATTATGGGATAAACCTTTATCCGATTCTTGGGTATTTATGAAAGACCCTAAATCAGTTTCGCTTAGTAAGTTATTTACAGAATTTCTAATGATCTGAAAACTCGTATATTCTTGACAGTTGTCTGGAAGATTATTAAATCAATCCTCTAGGCCTACTTCAATAAACGCGGGCTTCACGACATTAGTAATTGTTGATTTACCATAAGCTAATTGAGTTCAATTAAATACAGATGATCATTCTAAAAGTTTTACTTTTATTTTTGATCTTTGTTTTATTGTTCTCAGTGCGAAATGCTCGATAAATTTCATAATATCAAAGGTTCAACCTTTATTATTAATGAACATTAAATCAGATATCATCATTGGTATATGATTGTAGTTTGTTAAGATTGCAGGTAGAGGGAATGAACTTATTTCAGTTCCTAGAAATACTTGTCTCTTTGCAAATTCTAAGAAAGTTGAACTTTCATGAGTTTTGTTTATCGAGACTTCTACTCCTAGTTGACTTAATAACCGTTTATATTCTTTAGCTATAATATTGTTGTTTATTACAATATCATCGCCTAATAGAACATACTCGGCTGTTCTTCACTCTAAACGAACATTCTTACAAGCCCAATATACTACAAAATGATGAGTTAACGCAAAGGATGCTCATGATGAGTAAGCCCCCATTGGATTTCCGACTGAATAATTGATAAAATTATTTAAGTTAGGACATCAAAATGGAGTACCTACCATAATAGCTTCCCAACTCTTTACGAATTGGGATCCTAAGTGATAACTAAGCACTTTTGAAATTAGTTTTATAGGGAATCGATCTGTTGCTGACTTTAAATCTATAGAGTTAAACTCTTTAGTTTTAAAATCAATTTTTTGTAAGAAACTTGCCTGATCGAAAGTACAATCTTGATTAATTGTTTTAAGTATATTGAATATATAATCATGAAGTGGCTTTAAGCTATTTTGTGATCAATAATCTAATATAGCTATCTCTCTAGTCTTACCCTCAGGTGCTTGTATTCCTACCACTTTACGTGTATAGGGATTCAGTCCAACTGAAGTAGGATGGATAGATAACATCTTATCTCAATCTTCAATAATTGTTCTTAAAGTTTGTCCCCCAACGACTGAGATATGTTCTTTCATTGCTTCAGATAAACCTTTAAGGTCATCTAATCAAGTAAAGAACGCTCGGCCATTGGGACCAGCTTTAGTGGTAAAAAAGAAGTTTTTGAATCTAGGATAATTACGGAAATACCGTTTTGATCTTTGTTTATCAAACTCTTTTGCTAATCTCAGGTCTTTCCAAAATCCCTTTATTATATCATCATTTACTTCTGCGCTCCCTTGGGGAATGTCAGTTATAGATGTGGTAGATATTTCTATCGGGAGAAGGATTGACTTAGACAGACTTAATATGGTATTGAACAGCCTACATGCTTTAAAAGCTTCGGGTGTATCATTTAACTTAATAAGTCCGTTAAGACTAGAGAAGTTCTTTGAAAACTTTAGGTCTTGTGGTATTCCATTATAGTTACTAAGTTGTGAATAAAAGTGTAATCTCTCTTCTTTAAGGAGATTTATTAAACCTTTATCACCTCTTGTAACATAAATTTTATGTATCACGGCGATTGACTTTTTTACAATTGAAAATGAATCTTTAGAACCATTATACTCTTGAAGTACAAGTGTTTCTAAGATTACGTTACATTTTGTAATTAAGATCTCACGCTTAACTACGTGTGATTGGCACCTTGTGCCCTTTCCGCT